GCCATGAAGGCGTTGTACGCGGGGAGGTCACACCGTAACTTCGCAGAGTTGAAGAGCAAAGCCGAGACTTGGCTCAGGGCAAATACGTCCTGGTCCGAAGTTCAGCAGCTCGCGAGTGCCACGCGAGCCTTGGTCATGCTCCAAAGGTACACAGTGGCCGAACGAGCCGTGTTCCAGTCATGGAGAAGCGAGAATCCTTGGGATCTTGCTGGCAATCTGACTCAAACGCACGCGCTCCACGCTTTCGCTAGGAAGGGCGAGATACCACAAAACGCTGGTATCTTTGCTAGATTCTTCACCCGAAAGCGTCAAATCCCCACAGACTAGGGGTGCCCCGTCAGTCGGGTTGCTGTATGCGCCGGATCCAAAGAGCTCAAGAGTTTGGAACCCGGCTGCAAGCTTTCCGCTCGGCAACCCGTTGATGAGGGGTGGCAGCACGGACGACGGATTGGATACTTGGCAGTGCCCGACTTGCCATTTGTCTACCGTGTGTTCGCTCACCATGATTGCACGCACAATCAGATGGTCTCCATCCATAATCGTGTTTGCGGGAAAGTTCGGTATGACCCGCTACCACATATGCTTGAGAGACTTACACGCTTCACCCAGCGTCTCGGCAAGTCGTTACCGACTTGCGGTGTTTGGTCGATGGATCAAGTAGCCAATCACTACACTGGGTCGAAAAGGAAGCGCTATCTGGAGGCAGCCGAGGAATCTCGCGCCTATGGCTACTCACGTGCTAATTCTAAGGTGAAAATGTTCATCAAATGCGAAAAGATCAAATTTCAGACCGAGAATAAGGGAAAGCACAACCCTGACCCTCGGGCTATCCAGTTTCGCGACCCTGTATATGCCATAAATCTGGCCACATACCTCAAACCGATTGAGCATGTGGTTTACCAGATGCGTGGTAACAGGCTGAACAACCTTCCTCCCTCTCGTGTGATTGGGAAGGGGTTGAATCAGTCTGGCAGGGCCGCTCTGGTAGTTGAGAAATGGAATAGATTCGATGAGCCAGTCGCATTATCCCTGGATGCCAGTAGGTTTGATCAGCACATTAGTGCTGGTCATCTCAAGGCCGAGCATGCCTTGTATCTGGTTATGAACAGCAGCCCAAGTTTTCGCCAGTTGCTATCATGGCAGTTGCATAACAAAATTGTGTCTTCGCGTGGCATCCGCTACTCCACTACGGGGAAACGGATGTCAGGCGATATGAACACTGCGTTAGGCAACTGTGTAATCATGGTATCAATGTTGGCAATGTTTTTTGAGGATAAAGACCTCAAATGGGACTGCATCGATGACGGTGATGACATCGTGTTGTTCATCGAGAAGAAAGATTTGGGGATAATGGACGCTCTGCTCTTGCACTTCCAACTGTTAGGTATGGATATGAAAGTCGAAGAAAAGGCTTTCAACCTTACCGACATTGAGTGGTGCCAGAGCAAGCTCGTTGATGTTGGTGGTACTTGGAAGTTCATACGTAATCCAAGTAAGGTTATTTCTGGTGGTCTTGTTGGCCAAAAGTGGATTCAAATGAAGTCCACGATGAGTAAGCGCAAGCTAGCCAACACCATAGGTATGTGCGAAGCAATACTGAATGCTGGTGTTCCAGTATTGCAAGCATATGCTCATGCGATCATCCGTAATGCCGCTACCAAACAGACCGTTTCACTCGACGCAACTGAACAGTTGATCTTTCGCGTTCGTAGCGAGCTCGGGAAGTCGAAACTCCGCAAGTTACCTTATGTGGAGCCGGCGGCGGTGACTCCTGTCGCTCGGGAGACCTTCGCTAAAGCGTTCGGGATGTGTGTGGACACGCAGATCGCTTATGAGAAGTACTTTGAGAATTGGACATTTCGATTCTCAGATCTTGTGCAAATGCCCAAACCCATTGATGTCACGCAGTGGGAGTGGATTGCAGATGATGCCGAGTGGCAGTAGTGTGCCGCAGGGTCGACCAGCCATGTCGGAAAACTGCAACCTGGCCAGGTCTACAGGCCATGGGGTCCATGGGATTAAATGGCCCAAAATCGGTGGCTTGCCTTAATAATTCCGTGCTAACCAGAATGCCAAGAGACTGCACGGCGCCGCCAGTGATGGTGCCCATGGATGGACAGTCCCCGTGTTGTTGCGGGCACCCCATACACAACAAATTGATGAAAGAATGGCAAGAAAATCTACTGCAGGTAATAAGTCTGCTGCTACCGCTTCTAGCAATCCTAGTACTAAAGCATCTAGGGCTGCTAGAAGCAAGGATCAACGATCGCTACGTGGAGGAGGCGCTCCTGCGGCTGTTGTCACCCGGGGTCTCGCCCCTGGTCCAAAGGTCGCTGGAGGACCTAAGGGCACCGTCATCTTCAGTAATGAGGAGTTCATCGGTGACCTCACAGCCCTCGCCCTTGGCACCCAAACGCCGATCTTTGCCAGTGGGCTCAACCCCTCTACGGGAACATTTCCTTGGCTCTCAAGGATTGCCGTTGGGTACGAGCTCTACCGGTTCAGACGGCTCCGTATGACGTATAGCCCGTCTTGCCCCAGCAACACATGGGGCATGGTGGTGGGCGCATTTGAGTATGATCCAAATGACGCGCCCCCAGCCAGCAAGCAAGTGCTTAGTGCCTATGAAGGTGCTAAGCGCGGCAGCGTGTGGACCAAGACCACTTGGGACTTGGTACCACCGGCAGGCTGGTTCTACGTTGGTGCGGCACCGCCAGGTGCGGAAGCTCGGTTCCAGGAGGTGGCTAAGTTCTACCTAGGTATCTATGGGCACACTGTGCCTAATACGGTCCTAGGTGAGCTTACCGTTTCCTACGAAGTCGAGTTCTGCAAGCCTGAGATGGGTCCAGTCAACCCGTCTGAGGCTATCACCTTCAGTGGTGGTGATGTGACCAACTTGGTTGGCACTTCAATCACCACTGCTGGTGACCTGATGGTGGACCCTGTCAAGGCAGGTGCTGGGACGGCATCGATGACCTCGAAGGTCGCTGGTAATTATTTGTTGACTTTCACCATTACCAGCTTCACGACGAGCAACTCACCCTACACCACGTTGCCATTATCCTTCCAGGCAACACACCCTTCGCAAGGTACCGGGCAGCCGGCAGCCATAGAGTGGGCTTTCTCTTGGAGCCCGGGCGCCCCTAATTCTAGTGGCGTCATCATGGTTACCGTTCCGTTGCAGATCGGATCGGTGCTGCTCGTGTCCGTTGCGTCGGGTGTGACTGCTCTGGTGTTAGCCAGATTGCGTCTTGCGGCTTACCGTGTGACGAACGGTTAGAAATGTTCTTTCTGACCAGGGCCCCTAAGTGAGTGAAACCGTGTAAACTCCGCCTGTCGGGTGCAATTTCTAATGGCGGGGGGGAGTGCCCCCCTGTAGGTGCCAAAGTGCGGGAAACTCAGTAACCGCCACCGTGTCGGCTGAAATTACTCAGGGGCTACTGGTCCTGTCAGTACGCAGTAACCGGCGTCTAGTATGCGAGCCACTGATAAAACTAGGTTTGATCGCATGCGACAACAAAGGTCGCCCGAAATAAAAACAGGGAGGGTTGTGGGATTGGATAGGTCCCTCAACTGCTAACACTATCCACATGCTCCTTAACCCAGGCCTTAGAGGGTGGGAGTCAAAAGGGCCCACGTAACCAACCGTTTTGGTAGATCCGAAATTTCCCTGGATCGACTCCTGGTGGGGGGGAGGGGGACTAGTGACCCATCCGGGTCATGCTTCGGCATGGCTGTGCGTTGGGAGCTACCTAACCGCCCCTGAACTATCGGGTTTTAATCAGTG